GGGTCGAAGACACGGTCAAAACCTACTATCAAGGCGTGAAGTACATGCATTACGGCAAGGGAGAGTCTGAATACATCGTCGTTGGGAGGACGGCCAATGCAAGCGTTATTCGATAAAACCGAGGTCCCCCTTCCATTCATCGAGTTCCGCCTGAATTTCCGGCGTAACCGGGAATGCCTCCAGGAGGAGATCGTGCAGTTCTGGAGCCAGGGCACGAAAACTCGCATAGTCGGCGGCGCTGATCTGCAGTTGAAGCAATCCGACAGCGACCATCTTCCCTTTTTCAAGAAAATCGTCCCAGGTGCGAAGCCGGTCGACCCAGGTGTAGTCACCGATTGCCGTTTCCGGGAGCGGCGTCAATGCTTCATAGCGTTTTTTCAAGACGTTCTGTTCCATTGTTCACGTCCTTTTCTGGTGCCTGTAAAGGGCCGACCACACGTCCATGCAGGCGTCATGGTACCGGTCGTCGCCGATGGAGTTTTTGAAGTTCGGATAGTCGATTTCTTCAACCGCTTCCGACAACTTTTCCACAACGAGAGGCCGGGGAATGAAGGCCCGGTAAAGATAGTCAGCCTGTGGGGTTTTAAGAACCTTCGCTTTTGGGAAAAGGCTCTTGATGTGCCCGGTAAAGCGGGATCGGACGACCATCGTTTCCGGATCGTCCCGATTCTCCACAATGGAGACAAAACCCCTGTTGGTGAAAACCCACATGGCTTCTCCTGTTACTCCTCTCGTCGTTTTGCTTCGGCGCTCGCCCGCTGGTTGTCCAGGCGGACCAGCATGCGGAGATACGCCGACATGCTGAGACCGAGTGCTTCAGCCTTTTCGACGGCCATGCGCCTTGTTTCCGGATCGACCCGGATGGGGAGAAGCTCCGTTTTCTTCATGGCTATATGATATACATTGTATATCGTTTGTCAAGCGTTTTTTTGAAAGGCAAGATGGATAATGCCGCAAATTAGAATCACCGTTCATGACGAATCCGTCAACAAGGCGCTGAACGATCTGGCCGGAAAGGTCAAGGACCCATCTCCGGTCATGAAGATCATTGGGGAATACATGCTGCGGTCGACGGAAAATCGTTTCGACACCCAGGGACCGTCACCGGACGGTTCGCCGTGGGCACCGCTGAAAGCGTCGACGCTGAAACGAAAGAAGCACAGCAAGATATTGACTGAATCCGGACATTTGCGTGGGAGTATCCGCTATCAGCTTCAAGGCCCGTCGGCTCTCGCCATTGGAACAAAGCGGGTTTATGCGGCGATTCATCAGCTGGGCGGGAAAACGTCTCCAAGCGTCATCAAACCGAAGACAAAAAAGGCGCTGTTCTGGCCAGGCGCGGCACATCCGGTAAAGTCGGTCCGTCATCCCGGCTCAGTGATCCCCGCCAGACCGTTTCTGGGGGTGAGCGCCCAGGACAGTACAAAGATCGTCGGAATCATTAACAATTATTTGTCGATGAGGTGAAACATGATCAAATTCAAAGGATTCGATGATTGGATTCCAGTCTTTCAGGGTGGGAGCCAGACGGACAGCGCGGGGCGCGTCCATGACGGAACGGCTCTGATCGACAAGGCAGTTTCAACCTTCAATGCGGCCCGGCATGAGCCCCCTGTGGTCATCGGACACCCGAAGGAAAACGGTCCGGCTTTCGGATGGGTTGAGGGGTTGAAAAAACAAGGAGATCTGCTCCTGGCCAAGTTCAAACAGGTTGAACCGTCGTTTGCAGACATGGTGAAGCGGGGCCTTTTCAAAAAGCGATCCGCCGCTTTTTACCCGGACGGGTCGCTACGGCATATCGGCTTTCTGGGGGCTATGCCTCCGGCAATCAAGGGGCTTCCCGATGTGGCTTTCGCGGAAGCGGACGCCCTGACGTTTGACTTTTCCGATTATCAGACCGTCTGGGCGTGGGAATCCATTGCCCGCCTCTTCGGCAAGGTGCGCGATTACCTGATCGAAAAAGAGGGCATGGACAAGGCGGATCAGGTGATCAGCGCTTACCAGATCCAGGAGATAACCGACGCGGCAACAAAGGAAAAACAGGAGATACAGCAGGATGCGTTGGAACAGACGCCTCAAATCACGAATTACAAGGAAAAAAAGGAGGAAAAGGAAATGAATTTTAAAGAGTTTATTCAGAAGTTGAAGGATCTGGTCGCCGGTGCCGATGCGGTGGATTCGTCTTCGGCAGGGAAGACCTTCTCCGAGGCGGAACTCGAAGCGGCCAAAAAACAGGCCGCTGAAGCGGAGAGGGAAAAGGCGGCCACGGAATTCGCTGAAAGGGAGCGAACAGCGCGCCAGGATGCCCGTAAACAAGAGATCTCCTCCTGGTGCGAGTCAATGGTCAACGCAGGGAAGATGACGCCCGCAATGGTCAAATTCGGGATGCCCGAATTCATGGCGGCCTTCGCAGAGCAGGAGAATGTCATCGAATTCGGCGAAGCGAAGGAAAAGGCCACCCTCTATGACCGTTTCAAGACCTTCTTCGAGACAGAACTCCCGAAGGTGGTCGAGTTCATGGAGGTGGCAACGCGGGATAAGGACACGGGCGGACAGGGCCAGGCGGGAACGAAAGTGGAGGCCCTGATCCAGGCAAAGCTGAAGGACAATAAGGCTCTGACCTACGGATCGGCATTTTCCGAAGTGCAGAGGGAAAATCCCGACCTGGTGCGGGAATATCAACAGGAACTTGGCGGGTAACCGCCCCGAGCGAAGAAAGGAGAACAAAGCATGTCAACAGAAAATAAAATTTTGGATCTGACCTTCCCGGCGGCGGAAGACCTGTCCAGCGATCAGTACAAATTCGTGGTGCTCAATTCGAGCGGCCAGGTGCGCCGACCTGACAGCGCGTCCGAGGTGGCCATCGGCATCCTCCAGAACGCCCCGCTAAGCGGGGAAGCGGCAGTTGTCCGTGTCGTCGGTCAGTCGAAATATCAGGCCAACGGTGTCATCGGAATCGGCACGTTCATTGGTCCGGAATACGTTTCGGCGACGGATGCCGGAAAAGGCCGGGACAATGCCGGGGCCCTCGCCTACGCCAGGGCCGTTGCGGTGGAGGCGACCGGGGCCGAGGACGACCTGGGGAGCTGCCTGCTTCTCGGGATGTGCCCTGCCATTACCGACGCCGTCCAGCGCGTCACGACCGTGACGACCGACGCCACGGCGGGCGCAAATACCTGGTCGGCGGCGGAACTGGTCGGCGGCCTGATGCTTCGGGATCCGGCGGGCGACAACCGTTCTGATGTAACGCCCACGGCGGCCCAGATTGTCGGGGCTGTGACGGCGGCCATCGCCACGTCGAGCTTCGAGTTTATCATCCGCAATACGGCGGACGCGGCGGAAACCATCACGCTGACGGCCGGAGCGGGCGTAACTCTTTCCGGGACGATGACCATCGCACAGAACAACAGCAAGCGGTTCCTGGCTGTCATCACCGATGCCGGGAGCGGTACCGAGGCAGTCACCATTTACAGCCTCGGAACCTTTGTCCACTAAAAACGGACCTGGGGCGGGAAAGGACATCCGTCCCAGGGTAAACAATGAAAGGAGAATGAAATCATGCCTCAGCCCAATGTGAAAGAATTGATGGTCACGGGACCCCTGCAGAACGTTTCCGTGGCTTTTAGGAACAAAGCCTATGTCGGCGACAGGGTCTTCCCCATCCTCGACGGGGTGGATCCGAAGGCCAAGATCGCCGTTTACCAGAAAGGCGCATGGTTCCGCGATGAAGCCGGTATTCGCGGTCCCGGTGCGCGAGCCCCTCGAGGCGGCTATCCGATGGACTGGCTGGATATCGCCACGAAGGAATATGCCTTCGCCAAAGAGGTCACCGACGAAGACCGGCGCTTTGCCAAATCGAAGATGGCTCCCCCTCTGAAGCCCGATCAGGATGCCATCGAGTTCTGCGCCGACAAGATCGACCTCTCGAAGGAGAGGCGGATCGCCGCACGGATCACCGGCGGGACCTGGGCGGATGGTAACGGCGCAGGCGGCGAAGACGCGCAGGGGCTCTGGAGCCCCGCGGGCAGTACGAACACCTTCATGGCGGACATCGTCAAAGGCCGCAAGGTAATTCAGGCTGCAACAGGCGTCACACCCAACTCGCTGGTCATCGATTTTGCGACCTATGAAGCCCTCAAGCAGTGCGCCGAGATCATCGACAAGATCAAATACACCCAGCGGGGTGTCGTGACCTCGGAGATCCTGGCGGCGGTTTGCGACCTGGAGGAGATTCTCGTCGGCGAGGCGATCTACTCCACGGCCAAAGAGACCAAAGCCGGGACCGATTTCACAGCCCGCTACGTGTGGGAGGTCAATGCCGGAAAGGGCATGGGATTCCTGTTCTACCGTCCCGCGAATCCCGGTCTCAAGGTACCTTCCGCCGGATATCAGGCGCGGACGGCCTATGAGGACGGTTCTCCCCGGAGAACCACCACCTGGCGAGAA